GCAGGACGACGGCACCTCGAAGCGTTTACCCGCGTTCGGCGAGAAGTCAGGCCGGCGTCTCGCGTGGCTCGTGTACGCGAGCGACAAGCGTCTCGACGACGTTCGCGGCAAACCGCTCCTCTCGCTGATCTTGCAGTCGCTGCAAGAGGTCGACCGATACCGCGACAGCACGCAGCGCAAAGCCGCGGTGCTGAGCATGATCGCGGGCTTTATCGAGAAGACCGAAGAGAAGTTCGGCTCTCACGCGATCAGCGCGGGCGCAACGCGCAAGGGCTCAGAGGTCGTGCAGACCGCCACGGGCGACCGCGTCGTTCGAACATCCGAGCATCAGCCCGGCATGTTCTTCGAAGAGCTGCAGGTCGGAGAGAAGCCGCACGCGTTCAAAGTCGACGGCACGGTCGACAGCTTCGGCGTGTTCGAGGAGGCCATCATTCAGGCCGTCGCGTGGGCCAACGAAATCCCACCCGAGATCCTGACGCTCTCTTTCAACTCGAACTATTCGGCCAGCCAAGCGGCGCTGAACGAGTTCAAGATGGTGCTCAACATGGTCCGCACCCACCTCGGGTCCGGGCTGTGCACCTACGTGTACATCGAGTGGCTGATCGCGGAGTGCACCTCGCGGCGCACGAAGGCCGAAGGCTTTCTCGAATCGTGGCGAGACCCATCGCAATACGACATCTTCGGCGCCTGGGTTTCGTGTGACTGGTCCGGGCAGATCAAGCCCGCCGTTGACCTGACGAAGCTCGTCGCCGCGTACGCGGCAGCGATCGCCGAAGGGTTCATCGATCGCGGGCGTGCTTGCCGCGAGCTGTTCGGGCTCAAGTTCTCGAAGGTCGTGAAGCGTATCGAGCGCGAGAACATCGCACTCGCGAAAGCACTCGCGCCCATGGCCGCGCTCGAAGCCGCGAAGAAAGCGTCGCCCAACGACAAGGGCGAGGCCGGCAAGAAGAGCGCGAAGGGCCAGGGCGAAGACGGCGCAGACGACCAGGTCGAAACCTGAAGGAATCTCCATGTGGTTACTCAAAACTGAAACGCTGCAGGCGATGCGCGACGCGCGCTCGGCAGGCACTGCTTTCGAACCGACAGCCGAAGAGCGACGAGAGTTCGCGGCAGCGATGCAAGAGGCGCACGCCTCAAAGGCGTCGGATCTGCCGCGCAATATGCAGGTAGAGGGCAACATCGCGCAAATCGATGTCAGCGGCGTGCTCACCGAAGAGCCGGATTGCTTCGCGCTCATGTTCGGAGGCGGCAACACGACCTATCGAAGCATTCGAAAGTCGCTCAGCGCTGCAGAGTCCGACGACTCGATCGAACAGATCGTGTTGAATATCGACAGCCCCGGCGGGACCGTCGACGGTCTCTTCGAGACGCTCGCGAGTATCGAGGCGACAAAGAAACCGATCTCGGTAGTCGCGTCTCAAGCCTGCTCGGCGGCATACGCGATCGCAGCAATGGCAGGGCCTATCCAAGCAAAGACCGTCGCGTCGGAGTTTGGAAGCATCGGCGTCGCCGTGGCGCTGTCGGTCAGCAAAGACCGCATTGCATTGACCAGCACGGAGGCGCCTAACAAGCGCCCCGACGTGACAACCGATGACGGCAAGGCCGTTGTCGTCGAACAGCTCGACGCAGTGCACGAGCTGTTTGCGGACGCGATTGCAAGAGGCCGCTCGTACGCGAAGGCCGAAGAGGTCGCGGTCGCAGACGTAAACAAGGACTACGGCCGCGGCTCGGTGCTGTTGGCTGGAGAAGCGAAGAAGCGCGGAATGATCGACACGCTCGCTCCGCAGCCAAAGCGCACACGAAAAGCAGCACCGGCCATGTCGGCCGAACAAGAAATCGAACCCGCCGCGAACAGCGGCACGGAGAAGATCAGCATGAGCCTGACTCAGGAACAATTCAAAGCCCAACACCCCGAGATCTACGCCGCGGCCGTTGCCGAAGGCACCGCGACCGAGCGTAAGCGCGTGAACGCGCATCTCAAGCTCGGCACCGCCTACAAGGCGATGGACGTCGCCATGAAGGCGATCGCCTCGGGCGCAAGTTCGCAGGACGAAGAGGTCGCCGCCGACTATCAGGTCGCGAACGTGAACCGCCTCGAAGCGGCCGCACGCCAAGCCGACTCGGATGCCGCAGGCACCGCGGTCGCAAACGCCAAGGCGGGCAAGGGCGCGCCCGCGGGCGCACCGGGTGCTCCGGCTCCGGTCGCAGCTTCCGGCTCGGAAGGCGCGGATGGCGAAGACCCCGACCTGCTCGTCGCCGCCGCGGACATTTTCTGCGGTCCCCGCGACGCTTCGAAAGGAAAGGCCTGATCCATGCCGAACCCCGTTTCCACTTCTCTCGATCAGGGCTTCATCGGCCTGGGCGACAACGAGTTCCGCGACGAGTCGGTCAAGTTCGCGGGCGCCGCGACGCTGCTCGCCGGTTGCATCATGGCTCGCGACACCGCAGACGGCACTCTCGTGCCGTTCGTGATCGGTGGCTCGACCAACGGCAACGGCGTGCCCGATTGCGTGTTGACCGAGCCTTTGACGGCGACCGGCGCGGGCAATCTGCCTTTCCGCGCGCTGATCTCCGGCAAGGTGAACAAGAGCCGTCTCGTCGTCAACGCTGACGGCAACGCGAGCAACCTCACCGGCGCGCACGAAGCCTCGCTGCGCTCGCGCAACATCGTGCCCGTCAAAGTCGACCAGATCGCCAGCTGAACCAGCTCGCGCGCACGTGAGTGTCTGCATCGCATCGCGCGATCGCGGAGGCGCACACGTGCGCGCGCCACCCAAAGATTTTTCGGAGAACTCGCAAATATGCCCAGTGATTCAACGTTCCGGTTTCTCGAAACCTATCAGGACACCGCGCCGCCCGCGCTCTTCCTGTCGGGTCTGTTCCAGACTCCGGCCAAGAACTTTCACAACAGCGACAAGGTGACGGTCGACGTCATCCGAAACGATCCCCGCATCGCGGTGCCGCTGCCCAACGTCTACGACGCTGGCGCACGCATGGTCGAGCGCACCAAGTGGGTCAACCAGGAGTTCACGCCCGTGCGTTACGACACGGGCGCGCCGGTCTCCTCGTTCAACAGCCAGAAGCGCCGCCCGGGTGTCGATCCCTTCCAGGATCCGACCATGCTCCGCGACATCGTCGAAGAGACCATGTCGACGGTCCGCATGATCGACGACATGACCAAGCGCGGCGTCGAGCTGCAGTGCGCGCAGGTGCTGACCACGGGCGCGATCTCGTTGGTCGACTCCGCGGGTACCGTGCTCTACGCGTGCAACTTCAATCCGAAGGGCACGCACTTCGTGACCACGGGTACCGCGTGGGCTGCGGACGGCAGCACGGGCGATCCCGAGGGCGACATCTCGGCGATCGCTGAGGTGATTCGTCGCGACGGCAAACTGCCGGTCACACAAGTGATCTGCGGCCGCCTCGCGGTGCAACGCCTGTTCGCGAACGCCAAGATCCGCTCGAACCTGAACCTGTACAACGCCAATTTCGGCAACATCACGCCCGTCACGAAGGTGCGGAACGCGACGTTCCACGGCCGGCTGCAGCTCGGGACGGAGGTCGTGGAGATCTGGTCTTACAAGGAGACCTATATCCACCCGCAAACGCTCGCGCAGACTCCGTACCTGCCCGACAACAAGGTGATCGTCCGCGCCGTCGAAGGCCGCCTCGATCTGACCTACGGCGGTATCCCGACCCTGCTCCCGCCGGACTCGCGCCTCGCGCAGTTCATGCCGAGCCGCTTGTCGGATCCGACCACGGGCCTCGACGTGAGCATCAACGCTTACGCGTCGCTGAACAACAAGAACCTGATCGTCGAAGTTGGCACTCGTGCCCTCGCGATCCCGACGGCGATCGACACGTTCGGTTGCTTGACGGTGTTCTGAGTCGGACTGGGCGGCCCTGTGCATAGCGCGCGGGCCGCCTTCCGCTTTTTGATTTTCTGCAGAGGGTTTTCCGAATGGCCAGCAACAAAGAACTTTCCGACGCGATCCTAAAACTCAATCCGGCAGCCGTCCTCGACGGCCTCAAGAACCCGGACCTCGAAGCGCTGCTCGCGCAGCTCAAGGGTCCCGCCGTCACCGCTTCGACATCCAGCGTGCCGCCCGCTCCGCCCGCTCCGCCCGCTCCGCCCGCTCCGCCCGTCCCGTCCCCCGAAGACCAGGAAGCGGCGAAGCTCGCAAAGGCTCAATCCGACGCGCTAGCGCAAGCCCGCGCGCAGGCCGAAGCGAACGCCGCAGCCGAGGCCGCGCGCAAGGGCAACGCGACGCACAAGGTCGCTGAGGGCAAGGCTATCACCTGCAAGCGAGGCCTCGTGCATCCGGAGGAAGGTGAAGAACTGGGCGGCGGCCGCGTGAGCGCGCGCGACTTCCACGGCGGCGTCGAAGACGTCGTGCGGCTCGAAGCGCAAGGTTTGCTCGTCGAGCTGTGAGCCTCGCGGACATCGCGTCCGTGGACCTGCGCAACATCCTGAACGCTGACGGCGGCTGCATCACATTGCAGTCGCCGGATGGCACATCCGCAGAGTTCCGCGCGAACACGCAGGACATTTCGAACGCGATCGATCTGCAAACCGGCACGCTGATCAGCGGTCGCACGGCGTCGGTCGCACTATCCATGATCGATCTGCTCGCCATGAACATGGCGCCGGCAGTGATCGCAGACACCAAGGCCAGCAAGCCTTGGATCGTCCGCTTCGCGGAGACCGTGAGCGGGGTTGTCCACACGTTCAAGGTCCGCGAGACAAAGCCCGATCGCACGATCGGCGCCCTGATTCTGATTCTCGAATTCCACAGGTAGCCAATGCCGGCGCAGATCACGCAGTTGATCGACCGGCTCGACAACGTGGAGCGCGTTCGCGATCAAATCGCCGCGATCCTCCTTGTTGAGCAGGCCAATCAACAAGCGCTCGCCACAACGGCGGGCAAAGACCCCGAGCAATGGCGACTCCGCATTTTCTCGGAGCGCTCGAACCCGTGGGAAGTTTTCAGAGACATCGACGACAAGGACTTCGACCCTGCACCGATAGTCAATGTGGCGTTCGACAACGAGTCGTTCGACATGTCGACCGGCAACACGGTCGAGCGTCAAAAAGTAACCGCGACGTTCAACGTCGATTGTTACGCGCAGGGTATCAGCACCGACGACCCAACCGGGCTCGGACACAGCGCAGGCGACGAGAACGCCGCGCGTGAAGTGCAGCGCGCCGCGCGCCTCGTGCGCTCGATCCTGATGGCGGGCGCGTACACGTATCTCGGATTTCCTCGCAACCCGGGTGCCGTCGTTTGGCGGCGTTGGGTGCAGAGCATCACGATTTTTCAGCCCCGCTTAGGGGACCAACCGATCGAACACGTGCTCGCTGCGCGAGTCGCGTTGCAGGTCGAGTTCAACGAGTTCTCGCCGCAGGTCGAGGGACAGCTTCTCGAGCTCGTCTCTGCCTCCGTGACGCGCGCAGACACGGGCGAGCTTGTGTTGCTCACCGCCGATTACCCCATTCCGTTTTCCGGAGATTAAAGCATGTCAATCGACTCTTCTGCCGTCGCCAGTGTGGTCGGCGTCGACACCGTATTTCAGCAATCGAGCGGCGGCGCCGCGAAGGTCTTGCCGCAACGCATCGCACTGATCGCGCAAGGGTCGACCAGCGTCAGCTATCCGCTGACGAAACAGCGCTTCACCTCCGCGGGCGCCGCGGGCGCGATCTACGGCTTCCGCAGCCCGATTTACCTGGCCATGCGCGAGCTGCTCCCGTCCAACGGCGACGGCGTGGGGACGATCCCCGTGACCGTGTATCCGTTGACGGACGCAGGCGGCGCCGTTGCGGCGACGGGCGATATCACGCCTTCCGGCACGGCGACGGTCGGCGCGTCGTACAAGTTCCGAATCGGCGGCGTCACGAGCAACGAGTTCGTGATTCCAGCGGGCGCGGTCGACGTGAATCTGACGCTCGCCAAGATG